AATATAGAATTTTTACAAAAACAAATGAATAAAGTTTTAATTGATATTGAAAAACTTAAAGATAGACAAAGAACTTTTGCTAATGGAACACATTAATGAAAATAAGAAGTAAAATATTAGAAATTACAGATAAAATAACAAGCTGGCATTTTAAATTGTTTATGTATGTTGCAAAGAAATCTAAAAAAAGCATATGGTTTACGTTGTTATTATTATTTCTAGCGGCTTATGAAATAGTTGAACATTTTGTTATACCAGGTTTTTTAATATGGTGGGGATTTATTAAATGATTATGTACAACCATCCTTTTGATATACAAATAGCATCAATGTTTATTTTTATAACACTATATTTAATAATGGAGATTATATTTTAATGGCTAAATTATGTCCAAGAGGAAAAGCAGCTGCAAAGCGTAAATTTAAAGTTTACCCTTCTGCGTACGCAAACATGTACGCGTCTGCAGTTTGTTCAGGCAAAATCACACCAGGAGGAAAGAAAAATAAAAAAAATAAAGGTGGTATGATAATGTTTGATATGACTAAATCAGTAGAGGTTTAATGGCAAAAAAAGGATTAAGGGCTTGGGTTAAAGAGAACTGGGTTGATATAGCAAACCGCAGACCAGACGGATCATTTCCAAAATGTGGTAGAAGCGGTGGAGAAAAAAGAAAAAATTATCCTAAGTGTGTTCCAATAGCTAAAGCGAGAGCAATGTCAAAAGGTCAAAGAAGATCTGCAGTCGCTAGAAAACAAGCTGCAGCAAATGTTGGTCCAAAACCAACTAATGTTAAAACAATTTTAAAAAAATCAGTTGGCGGATATATTGGTAGTTATATTAAATCAGAGATTGATGGTAAAAAAATTTCAAATAAAAGTTATGAAAAATATTATAAAGGGATGATCTAATGAATGATTATTACAAAGACTTAATATTACCAAAGAAAAAACCATCTGATATATTAAGAAAAAGAAAAATTGAAAATTATAAAAAAATAAAACCTTTTCTTGAAGCTCCAACTCAAATGTATGTAGAGGAAGTTATGAAACTAAGTAAAGGTACAATGCCAGCTAGAAATAAAAAAAATTTCAGACCTACTAAGAAAGGGGCTGGTATGACAGAAGCTGGAGTTAAAGCTTACAGAAGACTTAATCCAGGATCTAAACTTAAAACAGCAGTAACAGGTAAAGTAAAACCAGGATCAAAAGATGCAAAAAGAAGAAAATCTTATTGTGCTAGATCTTTAGGTCAATTAAAAAGAGCTTCAGCAAAAACAAGAAATGATCCTAACTCAAGAATAAGACAAGCAAGAAGAAGATGGAAGTGTTAAATGATTGAAACAGTAGTTGCATTATTGATGTTTATAAACGGTGAAATTAAAGAACACCGTATACAAGAAAACATGGCTGGATGTCTACGAGGTAAGAGAGTTGCCGAGAGAGATTATAATCCTAATGTAAGTTATAAATGTATCAAAGCTAAAGCTGAGACAGAAATATACATGGGTCAAAAAAGTATTAAGAAAATTATTTTAGATTAATGGCTATATACGCAGACTGTCAAAGTAAAAGAGAGGCTAGACTTAGATGGAGAAAAAGTCCAAAAGGTATAGCTTGGGATCATGCTTATTATCAAAGACCTCATGTCAAAGCAAGACGTTTAAAACAACGTTTAAAAAGAGAGGAATTAAAAAAATTAAATGCAATTAACACGTAATTTTTCTTTATCAGAATTAACTAAAAGCGATACAGCTATTAGAAAAGGTATTGATAACAACCCTAACGCTGAACAAGTTGATAAATTAAAACTTCTTTGTGAAAATATATTACAACCTGTAAGAGACCATTTTGGCAGAGTTAAAGTTACATCAGGTTATAGAAGTCCAGAATTATGTATAGCGATAGGCAGTTCCATAAATTCGCAACATGCAAAAGCAGAGGCTTGTGATTTTGAGGTTATGGGTGTATCGAATGCAGAGTTAAGTGATTGGATTTTTAACAATCTAGAACCAGATCAATTAATTTTAGAATTTTGGAATCCATCAGAAAAAAATAGTGGCTGGGTTCATTGTAGTTATGTTGAAGACTCTCCACGAAAACAGTATTTAAGAGCTTATAGAAAAGATGGAAAAGTAAAATACGAACCAATATTAGGTAACGCAACTTCACTTTAATTATTAGACTTACTAGATTTTTTTTGATATGAATAACTATGTTTGAAGCAATTCTATCACAAAAAGTAAATTTTGTTGTAGGTCATTTAGATCCTAACGATAAACAACTCTCTCAATTAGAAGAAATAATTTTAAAAGCACCATTTCAAACAGATATTACAAACGTAAAAGCAAAAATGACTCAGTTTCAATTTTTATTAAAACAGAAAATATTCTGGGACTTACTTCATAAAATGGAACCAGAATTTTTAAAATATTGGGGCCACCCTAGATTTATAATTGATGATGCTTGGGCAAATATATATGATAATGAAAAACATTATACACAACCACATGTACATTATTTTCCTTTTTGTTGGATATTATATCTTTCTGACGAAGGACCAGGAACATACTTCAACGATTTTGGTTTTACAATAGGAGATAAAAGAGGAAGGTTTGTTTGTTTTAATGGTTTATGTAAACATGAAGTGTTAAAATATAATTATAAAAAACCCAGATTGACTTGTGCATTTAATGCAAGAGAATTTAGAGAGTGGGATAAATTAGAACTAAAAGGAAAGGTATAACATGGCTATAACAAGAGGACAAATGACTAAACAAATTGATGGACAATTATCAGGAGCTAGAATAAATAAAAAACATAGAAAAAAAGTTAAGAAAGTTTTAAATGGAAGATTCAAAAAAACTAAAAAAATGCGTTAATTACCTTTTTGAAAAAGAAACTCATAAAATTAAACACAGCAAAACATCACTTTTTGAACATTTAGTAAATGTTTACAATATATTAAAAAGCTGGAAGTGTTCAGAAGAAATATGTTTTGCAGGTCTTTTTCATTCTATTTACGGTAATGAGATATTCAAGATTCAGGTTGAAAAAGATAGAGAAAAAATTATAGATTTAATAGGTAAAGAGGCAGAAAAAATAGTATTTGATTTTAATCAAAACAGAAATATTTCTAAAGAAACAAGTATTGTATCTTTAGCTAACGATATAGATCATGTCTAAACCACCTAAAATAAAGAACCCAGTAGCAAAATCTGTGAGGTCTAGAACATTTAAACCCAAAGTGATACAATCATTAAAGTTATATAACCGCAAAAAGGAGAAACAAACTCTCAAAGCGGCCGCTAAAAAGGACTTAAATGAGTGATTATAAAAACCCTGATCTAAGTAGAAAAGGTAAATTTAGATTAGATTTATTTAGACTTGAATCTCAACCCTATCAAGAGGGGGATGAAATTTTAGGAGAGAAGAAGACTAAAGCTTTTTTTGATCCTAATTTAAGTTATAACAAAATTTATAAAAAGGGTGTGGAGATTGACATGGGCATAAGTAAAAAAGGATATGCTGGTTTCCGTATAAAGAAAAAATTTTAATATGCCAGGATCATTTATAGGAGTAGCTTTTAAATTAGGACAACCCATTGTTAAAGGTGCATCAAAAAAATTTATGAAAATATTTAAAAAAGAATATGATGAAAACAGAGCTGCAGGATTAAGTTCTACATCTGCTCATAGAGAGGCATCTAAATATACAAATAAAATTTTAAAGGAATTTAAATAATGGCTACATCAGGATCAACTAGTTTTAATTTAAATATAGATGAGATTATAGAAGAGGCATATGAAAGATGTGGTGGCATAAAAGGTATGTCTGGTTATGATCTTAAAACGGCAAGAAGATCTTTAAATTTATTATTTGCCGACTGGGGTAATAGAGGTATTCATTTATGGAAAGTAGAATTAAACGAACAAACTTTAACTGCAGGAACTGAAACGTACACTGTGCCTACTAATGTAAATGATGTTTTAGAGGCTTACATTTCTACAACGGCAACCGCTTCAAATACATCTAACACTCAAGATGTTGCTTTAACTAAAATAGACAGATCAACTTATTCTGCGTTACCTAACAAATATGCAACTGGTCAACCGTCACAATATTATGTAGACAGACAAACCACACCAAAAATTAGTTTATATTTAGCACCTGACGCATCTACTTACAAAGTTTTAAAATTTTACTCAATAAATAGAATAGAAGATGCTACTGCTTATTCTGATCAACAAGCAGATGTTGTTTACAGATTTTTACCATGCATGTGTGCAGGACTTGCGTACTATTTGTCTATGAAAAAAACACCTGACATGACAGATAAAATGAAATTAATATATGAGGATGAATTAAAAAGGGCATTGGAAGAAGATGGTCAAAGAGCGTCAACATTTGTTACGCCACAATCTTATTTTCCAAATGTAAGTTAATATGGCAAAATACGCATCAGGTAGAAGATCATTAGCAATATCAGATAGAAGTGGTATGGCTTTTCCTTATACTGAAATGGTTACAGAATGGAATGGATCTTTTGTTCACATCTCAGAGTATGAACCTAAGCAGCCACAAATTAGAAGAAGACGTGTAACTGCTGACGCTATCGCTTTGCAAAAAGTCAGACCACAAAGATTTCAACAACCACAAGAAATGAAAGTGTTAAATCCTACTTTTGCACCTAATGATGATACGATTGTATCATCAGGCGGAGAGATGGTTGGTATTGCGGATTTAAGTTTACCAGGAATGTTTGCTTATAGCACTTTTTCTAATATCACCACTAATGATGGCATAACAACTTCAATTCAATCAATGGTCGCTAGAGATCCGTCTTTACAAAACGCTAGAAGACAGCTTCGTATGGGATTAGGACCAGTAACAGTGAGCATAACATAATGGCAATAACACACTCTGCATTTTTAACCCAAGTTAGAAACTATACGGAAACAGATAGTAATGTTTTGTCAGATACTATTTTAGATCAATTTATTAGAAACGTTGAATTAGAAATAGCTGGGCAAGTTGATTATGATGATTTAAGAAAATATTCAACATCTACTACAACTTCAAGTAATAGATACGTGGTTTTACCATCTGATTGCTTGATTTTGAGGTCTGTTCAAATAATAGATTCAAACGTTAGAGACTTTCTTGAAAAAAGAGACACTAGCTTTATTTCTGAATTTAGTCCTAATGATACTGTCACAGGGCAGCCTAAATACTATGCTAGTTGGGACGAAACGCATATCTTATTAGCACCCACACCAGATGCAGCTTATACAATACAAATAAATTTTATAAAAGACCCACCACATTTTGATAGTAGTACGAATACGTATCTATCTACTCACCACGAAAATTTACTTTTATACGGAGTGTTGAAAGAAGCCTTCGGATACCTAAAAGGACCTGACGATCTATACAAAATCTATTCTGGAAGGTATAATGAAAGTATACAAGCTTTTGGTCTACAACAAATGGGTAGACGAAGAAGAGGAGAATACGATAGTGGAGTTCCTCGAATAAAAATACCTTCACCATCACCATAATTAATTAAGGAGATATTAAAATGGCAATAACAAGTAACGCAATATGCAACTCTTTTAAAAAAGAACTTTTAGAAGCGAAGCATAACTTTAGCAATCCAGGTGGTAATTCATTCAAGTTAGCAATGTATACATCTGCGGCTGTTATCGGAAAATCTACAACATCGTTTTTAACAACTGGTCAAGTAAGTTCTCCATCAGGTTATTCTTCTGGTGGTAAAGCCTTAACAAATGTAGGAACGTCAATGGCTACAAATACAGCTATTACAGACTTTGCTGATTTATCATTTACAGGTGTTACACTTACTGCAAGAGGTGCATTAATTTATAACGACACTGCATCTGGAGATCCAGCTGTTTGCGTCTTAGATTTTGGCGGAGATAAAACTGCAACATCAGGAACATTTACAATTCAGTTCCCTGCTTTTACAACATCTGCTGCAATTCTAAGAATAGCATAATGAAAGGAGCTCGACTCAGTGTCTGTAACTCGAACATTTACTGTAACAGTTGTTTCAACTGGGTCGGGCAATAAATTTTCAATTGACGGAGCTCAACAAGCCACCGTCCAATTAGGTGAAGGTTATATTTATCG